CTTCAACGCGCTCAAAGTGTCATCCTCTTCGGCACCAACCCAACCATTTCGCTCGTCACCGCCCTCTCCAGCCATCCGAACGCAGTGATCTCGCAGGGCAAGATGGACACCGCTAACACCAGAAACGTCAAGAAGGTCATTGGGTTTAGTGGCTACGATCTGGATAGACTCGGTTTCAATCGACTCAAACGCTTCTTGCCAGTTTGAGAGCGTTGGGGCCGCATACGTTCCACCAGCAAGTGAAACCGCACTAACGGTATTCGCTGGCTCCTCGTCAGCACCCGTTGCCTTCTCGACAGTCACTAAGGTGCTATTGACGAAAGCTTTAACCGCAGCGTAGACGTTTGCACTCATGTCAACTTGAACCGTCAAATTTACAGACGTGGCGTTATCTAACTCGTCCGAATCAATTGCAGTTGCCTGTGGTTCGTTGTTGGTTGCGGTGTATGCAGTGTGAGCATTTACCCGGGCAACGAAGTCAGACGCCTTGAGATAGTCAGATGTGGATAGATTGAACGCATCCACTTCGATTTCCCAGGTTCCACCGAAGCCACCAACCGCAGCGTGAACCGTGGTAACTGCGCTGAACTCCTTGATGGTTGTCTTGGTGGTATTTGGAGCAACAAATGACAGGATCTCGGAGTCAGCGGCACCTGTGTTCTTATTTGTTCCATTGACTGTGATGGTTAACGTTTCAGCACCAGCTAAAGCAACGCTCGTGTTGATTTTCACAACACCGTCAAATGCAAGTTTCGTTGGGGACGCTGTTGCGTTCAAGCCATCCAACTTATTCACAATCACCAACCCACTCGTGTTATCATACGCCAAACTCACATCCGAAGCCTCTTGTGGTGCGACGGCGGTATATTTGAAGGAAATAACGTCATCTAAACCAACATCGTCAAACACCTCAGTCCGACCGTCCCTGAGAACTGTGTACTTCTTCCCGGAAGAGGTACCATTGGCGATAGTGGCGATAACTTTGTTTCCCGTCGGACCCCACGCCTTGGACTTCATTATAATGGATGGCTGACCATTAGCACCGTCGAAGGTGTTGTTTGCTTGGCCTACTGGAGCAACGTTGACAAGGGTTGTTCGGTTTGGTCCACCTGTAACTCGGTCATCGCTTGCGGAGTTATAAAGAATTGACGCAAGCAGGGTTAGATCAATGTTCGAGAACTCTAAGTCAGCAAGACGGCGAAAAGATGCTGCGTGTGTTGGTGTGGCTGTTTCAAGAAAATCAAACTCACCAACGATGGCCACATTATTAATATCAAGCTCTCTACCCGCTAAAGCAGAGGCATCAACTATTGAATAGACGCCTGGACGACGTGTAACAAGACCTTGGACATTTACTGAACTTGGCATTTTCTACCTCTTTGTTAGACTGGCGTAACGCCACCTTTTTTTCCATTGATTACAATATCATCAGCATAGACTAAGAAACCTTTATGTTCACCCGGACCACCTGCATCGTCTACTGATATTTGTGAAACTACTTGCCATCTTTGCAGTCGCATCATAACCCCAAGATCATCAGGCAGTAAACCAGCTTCTGGCATAATATCCCCACCTCCGAGATATCTGACAGAAATAAAACCAGTTGCGAGCATTCTTGGTACAGATGCGAGCATCATACCTCTAACAACTTCATAGAGTGCGCGAAGTGCATCTGGGTTGTCGCAATACATTGTAAGGTGAATGGTGCTTGCTACTGTCATTTCATATATCGGTGTCAGTGATTCAATTCTGCCCAGGAAGTTCATGGGTTGATCTTCCATTGGTTCGTCTTCCTGATGTGCAACTACTTGCGGAACTCTGGCTAAATCGACATTGAATCCAGGGGCAAATTGAACATAGCTACTATCACCGTCGGGAACAAGATAGTCGAACCACTGCTGTTTGATGGTGTCGTCGATATACGGAGGAATAAGAGCTTTCCATTTCGACATTTCAGTTGAAAGCTCTGCCCATCTTGTTTGAAGTGTCACTAGGGTGGCGAGATCTATCATTTCACAAGCATCCTTGGGTCTGGTAGGAGTTTCGGAATATCACGAACCACTAGTCGGGCAATTCGCCTCGGTCTTATCCCAGGGTGATACCACGGTTTTCCCCCGTAGCTTATGATCCTAAATGTCACGAACTTCCCACCCATCTTTTTAGTTCCTGCTATCAGGTCGGTCTTGTGGGGCTGTGCGGTGACGGCTGTTCGCACACTGGTTTCGGGGTTGATTGAATAGACCGTTCTTGGACCGACTATCATTTTCGGGATAACCCCTGCTCTTATCACCTTCCAGCTTCCCGCTTCTTTTTGCATGAAAGGTTTCACCAGGACCTCTTTTTTCATGCCTTGAACCGCACGAACCCTCTTTTCGAGTTCCGCGTCGTCGTGTGCTAGATCTGTAGACGACTTCCTGACCGTTTCAGCCATCTGTTCCTTGCCTCTAACGAATGGAATAGGTCTCCACTTCCCTTTCTTGCCCATCTTAGGCCATCCAGACCGACCTTTTGGCTTGTCCAGCAGGAACTTACGCATGTCGAACACGCCGTATGACCCCACGCCATTGGGACCGAGTCCTTGTTCAAACATGGCTGCGAACTTATGACTGAGCCTGACTATGACTTGATTTTCATTATAATCGACCACCTCGATGGCGTGCATGTATTTTGTCCGAGTCGACGCCGAGACATCACCAAGAATATGTCTAGCCTTGTTTTTCCAGTTGTTTTGAATTGCAAGACCAATGGAGTGCATATATCGCACTCTCTTTCCGGTATTCATGCCAAGATGCTCAGATAGTGTGATTCTAGCTTCAGCCATTAGTCATCACCCAACCACTCAAGCCAACATTCGCTAAGAACTGGGAGACTTGTGAACTCTGGATTAGCGGTTTTCCTCTGAACGAATGTGTCCCTGTATGTATAGGGGTTTGATTTACAGACGTAGACCGGATGGCAGTAGTATTGAATCCCATACCTAGACCCGACTGCGGGTGCCTTTCCTCCCGTGAAAGATGCTGAGGTGTCTCCCGGACTTAGTGTAACAGAATCTTCCTCACGCAGGGTAATTGTCGTGGCTGTCAGGCTCTCTATGTACTTGATTCCATCGTTGCCAGGGGTTCCTGCACCGGATATTTCTATTCTAGATCCAGCACTAAACCCGTCGGTTATCCAACTCCCACCATCATTTCTTTCTATATTTCTAGGCAGAACGAAGTCCACACCCGCTGGATTGGCAGGAGTGCTCGCAGAGTCCCCAAGGCTCCAGTCTATTTGACCCGTGTTTGTCACCGTGAAGTCGGTTCCCTCGGACAGGACCGCAGGTTCACCCACTGCGGTGATTATCCGGCCTTCAGAATCAGTTGCGTTGCAGTGTAGAGCGCCGATTGTGACTGTGTTTGGGACGACTTGATTACCGACGGTTCCAATCTTGAAAGTTCGATCCACGACTGGATATCTAAGCGACTCTGGTGAGGTTTTTCGCTCCCTGTTCTCAGTGTAGGTCATTACAGAGTCTTTCAGCGTGAATCTGTCCATGAAGGACACTAGGTGCTCGGGAAGGGTTGTGATCTTAGCCATTCCCTTAGAATTCAGTCCATAGTTCGCGAATCGCTCAGGCTCACGGGACGAACTTAGAACGAGTGCTGGAATCTCTTGCTTGGAGTGATGAACCCATCCACGACCCCTGCAGTTAGGGCAGTTGCTTCTTTTTTCCAGCGTGTCCCCTGTCATGGATATTAGTGATGATGATAGCGTGAGTCGTTGTTGACATGCGCATAGCGCCGCCATCTCCCAGTCCACCATCATTCCATGAGTTAGTATTTCACGACGGAGTTTGTCTGGCTCAAAGTCTACCCGTGGAACGAGCTTAGGAACTTCTAAAGCGGGAAGAATCTTTGACATTTACATGATCAACATTTGGGGTAGACGCCAGTCGCGTTTGACATTCTTCGTCAGAATCTTAAGCCGCTTCTGGTAGCTTAAAATCCTTGCTCCGTACCCTGCATTGGTTGCACTGCTGGTCGTATTTATTGAAGTGCTTAGACCATCCATTGAAATTGACTTAGAGGCAATGCCCGCCCCAACAATAAGGTCACCAGCGGTATCTAAGGGCAGAAGTGCGGCAGTTAGTCCGATCATATCCACTATTGCGGGAGGAATTGGGAAATTCACGCCAACACCGCCTTTGAGGCCATCAAACCCCGCTTTATAGGTTACCTTCCACCACAGAGGGGTGTAGGGCCGTCCATAGAAGCCCACCAGTCCAACAAAGGGCGTTCCTCCCGTAAATACCACGGATTGCATCCCGCTAGGACCTGGGATGACCTGAAGCTGTCCACCTCTCTCGCTGGCTATATTTGCCCAGTCTAGTGGAATGGTGGTTGGACCGTATTGACCGTATTGAACCTCAAGCTTAACAATCTCAACGAGTGGGCGTCTTTTGGTCTGAAGAAGCCAAAATGTGTCACCAGCCCAGTCCAGAACGTCCAATCGGTCTGAATATTCGTTTAGATCGTCCAGAATGATGTCTAATTCAGCCTCTATGGTTGAGATGGCTGAATCTATCGCGTGGGTGTATAAGGCGTCTGGATATGGGTTATTCTGGTCGTCGGTTAGATCAATGCCGACGAGATATCTATCTTTGAGCCATTGTGCAGTGAGGGTGTCTGTGAGTGCCATCGCGCCTCCATCGTATCATTGTTCGTCGTCAGAGTGCGACGGCTTATCTCATAGACTAACTGGTGATGGCTGAATTTGGTGCAGTGCAACTAACCTCAAGCGATTCCAGTTGAGCAATGTTTGCAGCGTTGGCAGAGGACCATACGCCTGTGACGGCCAATTTAGGTTGAATTCCGAGTGCATCTGTATCGAAATCCGCAACACCGAATCCGAGACCGACGGGAGCGTTGTTCGTTCCAGCGAAGTTGTTTGCACCGTTTGCAGTGGACACATGGTTCAAAGCACCCGAAGCACCAACCTCTCCCACGACTATTTCAGAGGTGAGGTAGATTGCATCATCGGCTGCCGCATCCTTTGCGCCTGTAGCAACCAGTGACAGGTTATTGGCGGCAGTTGCGTCATCACCGACTCGGAGTCGAAGGTTTAAGGTGTCGGCAGCGTTATCGCCTGTGACTGTTACAAAAGCGCGAATGGAGATCTTAGTTCCAACCGCGAGATCACCGCGAGTTCCGTCGTCACTTGGTGTGAACAGATCCCAACTAGTAGCAAATTCAACCTCAGAATTTCCAGTAATCGTGTCAGCAGTCGGAACCACAACACCCGCTGAACCTGCCTCTGCGCGATTCGCTAAAGATTGTGATTGACGTGCTCGTTGAGTCAATTTGTTGGCAAGACGATCTGGTTCAGATAGGTCTGCATGTTTTGCTTCATCAGCGGTGAGCATAGTTGCTAGAGTGGAATCAAAGGCCATGATCTCTTATCCTTTTTTCTTCTTTGTTTTGGATTTAGAAGGAGCAGGGGAGGCTTTGGGCTTCTCCTGCTCCTTCTCTTTTTTAGGTGAAGAACTCGACGACGAGGGTGGTGATGCCTTTTTCACGGGCTTTTCTTCAGCCACGAACTCGAACTCAGGAAGAAACCGGACCACGGCCTCCAAATCACCCTCTGGTGCGGGTGAGATGGTTCCATCATCGGAAACGTC